AGACAAATTCTATCACAAAAATAATATGGGCGTTGTAAATACAACCTACACATTTACAAGCACTGACACAATTACCAGTGCTAAGATGAATAACATCATTGATGATACGACATTTACCAGCGATGCAATCCAAGGGGACACCTTGCAGGTTGTGTCTCCGGGTAAACTTGCCGTAAATGCTAGTGGGATTACTTCTAATGAGCTTGCAGATGGTGCAGTTGTCACCGCAAAAATTGCTGATGGGGCCGTAACTCAAGCAAAAACATCAAACATGCTACTTCCTTCTGGTGCCGTTATGGCATTTGCCATGAATAGCGCACCATCTGGGTGGCTTGCAGCTAATGGTGACACCATACCTAACGGAAGTGGAACAGTTCAAGGTAAAACAGAGAACTTTGCCGTATTGTACTCTCTGATTGGAACAACATATGGGTCTGCTGGAAAACTTCCAGATTTACGGGGGTACTTCGTTCGCGGAAGCGGAACGAATAGCGATGGCACGGCATCTGGAACATTTGGGGCAAAGCAAAGCGATTCGTTTAGGGCGCACAAACATAATGTAGTTCGACCTAATTCTGGTTCATTTCATTATGTAAATGGATCGCAACAATGGGCAATTGGAGGAGGATTTCAACCGTATACTGGAGCTGCAATGACTCCAGACGATAACTCACTAACTGGAGGATCGGAAACGCGCCCAGCAAACATCGCAATGCTTTATTGCATTAAGATTTAATGAACCAGCACCTAGCTAAAGCAATAGCAATTTATGAACCTTGATCTTTCACAAATCGACCCAGATGTACTCGCTACCTGTAGCGAGGTGGATAAGATTGAGTATGCGATGAGTCAATCCGAGGAAAAGGTTGAATGCCCGTTGACCCACCTTTTCACTCCGGGTCTTTATACAAGAACCATTTTCATGCCTGCTGGGTCGCTCATTATGTCAATGACTCACATCACAAGACATCCATTTGTTATTAGTGTTGGCGAGGTTGATGTGATTTCATCAGAGGGATCTGTAACCTATGTCGCTCCGTATATGGGCATAACCCAGCCGGGAACAAAAAGGTTTTTGCATGTAAAAAAGGACACGACATGGACGACATTTCACGCCAATCCAAAAAATTTGGTAGATCCAGACCAAGTTGGGGAAGATATTCTTGAAAAATGTAGTAATCCACTAATTGATGAAAATCACCCAATGCAAAAGCCTTGGAGCAAAAATGAATCAAATTCAACAATTATCAATGCTATTGGAGATTTTATGACAATCGAAGAACTAAATACAAATAACAAGGAGGAAGATCAATTATGTCTTGGGTAGCGGTAGGAGTGGCTGGAGTTGGAGCAGCAACATCATTAATTGGCGGGAGGAAGAAAAAAGCAAAAGCTCCACCTCCTCCAGTTGACATATTTGCAAGCGGCATTGCCAACAAGCAAGCGTCTGGGCTTTTGGATTACTATCGGACGAATGTTCCGGGCTTTATCGGTCTTCAAAATCAATTCGGCCCACAGCTCATGGCCCAATCCCTTGGACAAGGGCAACAATACCTACAAGGTGTTAACGGTCAAATGGGACTATTCGGGTTAAGCCGAATGGCTGGCGAGGAAACGGGACAAACCCTTACCGACCTTCGTGCTGCTGAACTTGCCCAGCAAACTGGTCAGACTGGGTTGACTCGCGGTCTTATGGCTGCGCTCTCGCCAGAACAAGCTGCGGTTGTGCAAGCATCTGCCCAAGAGGCAGAAAGAGCTAGGGCATCAGCCCAAGGCGTGACCCCACAGGAGCAGCGAATGTATCAACAGACTGCTAGAGAAGCGGCACAAGCGTCTGGTCGCCTTGGTGGCAATTCTGCCATTGCCGCAGAAGTCATGGGGCGCGAGAATGTGATGGCAGCAAAACGCGCAGAAGCAGCACAGGCTGGACAGCGTGCATACAGCCAAGCTGGAGAATTCTACACCAACCCCGGACTACAGGCACTGAGAAGTGCGCCACAATCCTACACTGCTGGGATGGGAGCGTTGGGAATTGGACTCACTTCAGGCCCAGCATCTTCTGGTCAATTTGATTACAATATGCCACTTGGGTTTGCACAGCAAATGGGTGGAGCGCAGAACCAATATAACCAAGCAGTCTACCAGACCAACCTCGCCAACCAGCAAGCCAAAGCGCAAATGTGGAGTGGCATTGGAAGCTCCTTAATGGGTGCTGGAATGAACATGGCAGGAGGTGGGTTTAACTTTGGAGGTACTGGTGGAGGTGCTGGTGGCGGTGCTGGGATGCAGACCGCACAAAGCCCTTGGGGAAATGTAAGATATAGCTACACTTAAAATCATGGCACTATTCGCAGGACAAGTACAAACAGCACCATATCAATCGCCAGACTACGGGCCTTCCGTAGCCGCTGCGCGTGAATATGCGATGGCTGGAGCGCAGGGGATGGCTGGAATGGTATCCCAAGTAGGCGACTACTTCAAGCAGCAGGGGGAGAAGAAGAAACTTGTCAAACAAAGCAGCCTTCAGATTGACGCTGCGCTCCAATTATTCCCAGACCTTGCCCCATCGCTTCAAAGCGTAAAAGAACGCATGCGCGACGAGAATATCCCACTTGCCGACCGTGCCGCAGAAGCCGAGGTGGTTGCAAACCTAATCAACATGGGTGTTGGTGAGATGCGTAATCGCTCCAACATGTCCATCCAGCAAGAACAGGCAATGGCCGATGCTATCTACAAGCAACAACAGCTTGGCCTGCAGGAAAGGCGCACTAGAGCAACTGAATACAAAGCAGCACAAGCTGGTAAGCCTTCCTATCAAATGAAAAAACCTGTATTTACAGCCCCAGATGGGACTTCATTTGAAGGCAACAAAGAAATGCCATTTAATCCAGATACTGGAAGGTTTCTTGATACAAAAGCAAACAGAGAAATTCAAGATATTGATGCATGGGGTATTGGGAAACCAGCATACGCTGAAGAAATGCCTCCGACATCGCAGATCAATTACGATCAGCTTCCGTCTTCCAACAACTTTGGATTCACCTCAAAAACACGCGATCTGCTGCCAAAGTCTACTGCAGACGCAAGACAGGTGTCTCTTGATTTCAATGCCGCCCCAAGCAAAAACGCCAAGGGTGTCGAGATCATCATCCCGAATGATGCTAGTGCCATTGAGCGTGCTGCGGCGATGGATTATGTTAATAAAACTCAACAATACTTTGCCGAGCGTGGCGTAGAGGTTCCAGTTCGTGGCGTTCGTACCGCCAAGGAGAATGGACGAGGCACACCCGGACGATTCCACACCGAGCCGTTCTTTGTTGGTCACGCTGAAGCGCGCAAGGTCATGGAGTCTGATCCAGATGGTTATGCTCAAGTTCTTGCAGATACACTTGGACGCATTCCAAATGTAACCTTTATCGCTCCACACAAAACAAACGATCCCGGAGCGTCTGATGGCAAGTTTAACGAACGGGACTTCGCCAAGGGTTCTATCATCCCTGCGCTTGAGCGTTTGAGCCGAGGTGATCTATCAAAACAGGCAATGGGTACTCCAGAGCAACAAGCTGAAGTTGCTCGCATGATTGAACAGGGAGCGGGAATGGCAACATCGCAGGCCGCACCAAGCGGGGCCATGCCGACTGAACCAAGAATGGCCCAGCCTCAACCAGCAGCCCAGCAAGCACCGCAATACCAAGTTCGTCCGGGATTTGTGCCAGTAGCTGGGGAAAAGCAACAAAAGGCAGTTAAGATTGTCAAAGGCCAAGAGGCTGAATCGTTCGGTTTACACCCGATGGGAACCTACAAGGTGCAAATGAATCCAGATGGATCTCTAGCTGATGCACAGGTGATGTCAGCACCACCAACCGCAGAGCAACAGCAAAAGACAGAACTGGCTAAACGCGACATGCAACAGCAGGCAGCAGTCACAAAAGACAAATCAGATAGGTTTGTGAACATGTTGACAGAGCTTAAAGGTCACGAAGGTTTTTCTGGCTTGTTTGGCGCAACCATTACTCCAACATGGGTTCCCGGAACTGACGCTGCTGATGCTAAGGTCTTGTTTGACCAAGTGGAGGCAATGGGCTTCATGGAGGCAATCAAGGACATGAAGGGCATGGGTGCGCTTTCAGACGCGGAAGGTGCAAGGGCATCCGCTGCATTTGTTGGTATTAAACCACAAATGTCAGAAAAGGCAGCGAAGGCTAGGATTGACGAGGTGATCCAATACATCCAAAAAGGACAGGAGAGAATCACTGGAAACAAATTGATCAATCCAGATGGTTCACCTCAAACCGCTCAAGACAAAGCAGCAGTTGAGGCAAACAACTACTTCCGAAGCCTAAATAAATAATACTTCCCAAAATGCCATTCAATGTACCGCCCGACCAGCAGCCAGAACACAACAAAAAGGTCAAGGGAAGCCTTGAACTGCTGAATGCTGATGTAACTGATAAGCTTAGACAAATTGAGCTGGAATCAGCAGATTCGCTTGTCGAGGCGTACAACCAGCCTGTTTCAGAAGCGGAACTAACACAGGTTCCACCATCTGACATGGTGACGGTAGATCCTCAAATGGCGCGGAGGATGGAGATTGATTCCCTGCGGATGCCAGACGGCACAATCTACCGCAATGCCAATGAGTTGTTTTCACAGCCACTTAATGCAGATCGGGCAAAAGCAGTTGGGCTTGTAGATACTGAAGGAAACGCCACACCTCGCGGAGAGCTTTTCTTCAACCTTAAGGAATCTGGTGTCTTTAACGAGGATGGTACGATTAACGAAAAAGGTCAGGCGTATCTTCTTCCAGAGCAGGAAATTAGAAAGCCAGAAAACCTTCCAGCATTTAAGGTTTTATTTGATGATGGTCTAACTCGTCCAGATGGGACATTCGATGATGCACTAGAAGGAGCCAAGGAATTTGTAGGGAAGGTTGCAGTAGGTGCGTTTGATATGTACCGAATGGGCCAAAAACTAACCAGTCCAACAGCTTGGTTGGATGTTGTAAGGGATAATGTTTATGGCAAGCAAACTGTGGCTGAACAGGCAACATCATCTCTGGCAACTCTAGAGCAATCGGTTAAAAATGTTGTTACAACTGCCGGGTATTTAGATATTCTGCAAGGACTGACTGGTGATTTGCTGTACAAAGGTATTGATGCGGCAAATGATATTCAACTTACAAAAGAGCTTTCGGACGCAGCAGAAGACAACCTGTATGCGGCAAGGCAACGACAATATAGCGCACAGCAAGCCCTACAAGATGTGCAAGTTGGGGAGATTGCAGAAGCTGTTTTTGGAATAGATAACGCAGCGAAAGCAGCCCAAGAATTTAAACAAACTCTTGGCTCAGAAAAATTTAATCGTACATATTCTGGATCGAGTGCAGTTACTGAACTATTCGGAAATATCGAGAATGTCATTCCAGCGTCCAAGGCGTTTACAATTGCAGGTTCTGCGCCTCGCGCATCAAGAGCAATTCTAAAGGCCCAGCAAACAGCAGGCAAAATGGCTCAAATGGATGTCGCACTGGCTAAAGCTAGTGAAACGATTGAAGCTGGAAATTCCATCTTACGAAAAGAAGCAATTCAAGTTCCGTTGGCGCAAAAACTCTCAAGCGATATTGCGGCGAGGGCTGTGGGTAATCCAGAATTGCTTGCTAGAGCAAATCAAGCCTCCGAGGTCTCAAAACGACTCACTGCCAGTGCCGATGAGGTTAGGTCAACAATGCCAACCGCTATGCGCGAGCTTGAGGAGTTGACAGCAAAGCGCAACAGCTTGGCAACTCGCATTCCAGAAGTTTACGCTCAAAAAGTGATGCAGACCGCAGAGCTTGGACGCAGGCTTCGTTCCGCGCCAGCAAGGACAATGAGTTCCATTTTGGAACGCACTGGCGAGACGCTCACCAAGGTTGACGATGCCGTGACTGGTTACCTCAAGGATCGAGGTCTTGATCAAGCGTACAACGCAGCACTGGGGGCTTCTGGTGTTGTGGGACTTGCTGGCAACCCAGTAGTTGGAGCGATTGGTATTACTGGAGCAGCACTCAAAACTGGCAAGTTCCTCTCCGAGTACGGCAAGATTTTGCGCTATGTTGGCAAGGAAATGGAGAATGCGCGTGGACAGATTCCATTCTGGAAGCGTGTGGCTGCACACACAGCACCGGGTTCGCTTGGGCGTGGAATTGCCCACACATTCAATATGTTTGAGCTTGGTGGTGCTACATCTGATATTATTCGGAGAACAGGACGAGGTGTCGCAGCCGCATATCCATCAGACCTGTTTTTCGAGTGGCTTTCTGATGGTGGTGACATGCGACCGCAGACAATGACGCAGGCTGCAGCCGAGTCTCTCGTAATTGGTGGCTCATTTGCCGCAGGTGGTGGTGCATTCATGGGAACCAAGAAGCGCATGCGTGAGCTTGCTGTGGGAGATGAGATAAATTTCCGACAAGGACTTACTGACACAAAGCAGAAGGCGTTGTACGAGGCATTGCCTCCGGGTGTTCGCAGGTCAATGGCAACCTATTCCATTGCCAACCCAACGCTAAATTACAACTTTATTGACTCTGGAACTAGCGGTTACGACATCAACACGAATACCGCAAACATCAACATCAACTCCAACAACCCTCTGAAGGCACTGGTAGCCCACGAAACGCTCCACCACACGCTGATTAAGAACAACATGGAGGGTGGCATCGCAGCCCTATTCTTGGGTGATACCAAGACCAATGCGGTTGGTGGTCTGTTTAGGTCAAAGGATGGAAAGCTTGACCCGGAATTCAACCAGTTTAAGGAGGGGTACTATAATCGCCTGCGTAGTGCTGGCATGACCGATGCTGAAATTGGAGTTGAGTACCCACTCGACAAGATTGCTGTCGAATACTTCATCGACCAGCACGCAGACCAGTACGCGACAATGGCAGAGACTGGCGAGCTTGGTGCGCTTGCCGCCCGTGGTGAGGTTCGTAAAAAGCTTGGATCTGTGATGGAGACTGTGTTGCCAAAGATCCCCGTCCTGCGTGACCTCCACATCAAGAGCGGTGGCATGATCGACAAGGATGGCGCATGGGTTACTGGTAACGGCATCTTGGGAGCGGAAGGCATCAGGCAAAATCCAATCGCCAACAAGATGTTCCGTGAGATGAGCAGGCGCAGTTCTGGTATGATGCCGGGGCAGTTTGAGCCACTTATCAGCGACAAGGAGGGTTCTGGCGCACCGCTTATGTTCGACCCTGCTAACGCAATCGACATGGAGTTGATGCACCCATTCATCCAAGTGGACGATAACGACAAGCCAATCCTCAAGGATGGAAGACCAGTCTTCATTGACAAATCGGTGGACATCGACCGCGCAATGGCTGGTCTGACTGCCGTGGAGGCAATGCGTAAGCGTCGAGAGTCCAACTATATCCCAGAAAAGGGTGAGGCGTATGTGGACGACGATGGCGAACTACAACCCGGTTGGCTTTCGGATGCCGTGCTGACTGAGATGTTCGCCAAGCATAAGTTCAACAACGAGCAGAAGCGGATGATTCGCCAGACCAACAGGCTTATCAAGCAGGGCGATGGTCAGCGCATGGTGATGATTAACTTCCCTGCAACCACCCGCCTAAAGTCTGGCAAGGTGGTTTACGCTCCGCAGAAGGCAGCTATTCGTGACGCTGTGCCAGTGGCGATGACAATCTCCAAGGATGGCAACATCCTGTACGGACTCATGTCTGTCACCAAGCTTCAGGAGAACATCCAGAAACGCGCACAGAGCAAGCGTGGCAAGCAACTTTATAGTGGCAATATCGACCTGATCCTGCGGGACACACAGGCGATGATGGACTTCCACAAGAAGGGTGAGGATAGCATCAACTACTTCAACGAGAAGTATGGTGCGGTCGAGGGTGACAAGCGCAAGAAGTTCATCAACACCATGTTCGGCCTGCTCAACCAAAAGGAGCAGGCAGTCCTCAACCCGATGCTTCTGGAGGATGGCATTAAGAGCAAGGACAATGTCTACCGCACCTACCGCGCAGATCGCGTTAGCAAGGCAGTCCCAATGGCCCCAGAGGAGTACGCAGCAATGCCGTTTAGCTACGAGGCAGTGAGCCAAGTCCGCATGCCAGAAGCCCAGCGAGCGATGCCAGAGGGTGTCTCCCCAGAAGACCTCAACCCCGTAGCTAACAAGCAGGAGGCTCAAGGTCTGTGGGCAGACGGCAAGCGGATGTTTGCTCTCAACGAGATGGATGAGAAGCTGACCCCGATCACATCCAAGGCGATGCTGGACTCGTATTCAGCAGATGCTATCGGGTGGATAGAGCCAGAGTCGCAGGCTGGGCAGATGAGGTTCATGCCTGAGGCTGATCAAAACATTCAACAAACAAAACAATGGAACCCAAATCCAATTGTAGCGACAAATAAGACCGCTCGCGTAAAAGGAATACCAGAACGCATTACAGATGAGTTGTTTGAGTTAATCAAAAACAAGCCAATTGTTGTTGGCATGGCAGACCTGCTTGGTGCTGGCGGAAAAATTAGGGGTGTTGATGTAAGCGGTGGTCCGGGGTATCCCATCCAGAACTTTGATCCATCGAACCCAGATGCAATTACTGGAGTTTGGGCTTCTGAGCGTGGCGGAATTAACACCATTTTGCAAAATATGGTGAAGACTGATTCAATCTGGCAGGATGAATCTGGTCACAACTGGGCATTGTTCGCTCCGCACACAATGGCGCAATCGGCTCACAAATCTAACGCGCAAACACCAGAAATTTACATATCTAAAGTAAACGATATGGCAATCAGCGGGGCTTTGAAAAAAGCAACTGCTATTGATCTTTCTGACCACATTAGAGCTAATGTTCCAATGGCAAAAGACATGCCAAACATTGGTACAGAAAAACTCACCAAGTTTATTCACGATGCCGCTTTTGAAACAAGGGCAGCAATCATGAGCGAGTTGTCAAATGTTAGATCGAGAGATTTGGGCGCACCTTCTCCAGAAACGATTCTCACAGAATCAAGAGACCCACAATATCATGGCGTTGAGAAAAACGCACTTACTGGGCTTCTTCTAATTGATGTAGATAGGTTGGCAACTAAAGACGAGAATGGTAATTGGAAGTTAAGAAACGATCTTTCTGCGGATGATTTTAATGTTCCAAAACATCCATCATACGGAACTGTTATGCCGGGCAAGGTGTTGGCTCATTTTGATAACCCTGTGCCATTCCGAATCTCTACTCCAGAAATGATCAATACGATGCGTACTGCATCACCATTGAGCAGAATTGACTATCTACTTGCTAGAATGCCGAAGGATAAAGGCATTAAATTTCAACCATTGACCGACCAGATTAAAAACACGATCAATGAGGCGCAAAACATATCTGGCAATGTTCCGTACATTCGTGAAGCGGTCAAAGCCGTAAATGGTAACTGGAAAAAGTTTACCAGTGGAGCTTCACTCAAGGGGCTAGCTGAGTTAATTGGTGCGATTCACAGAAGCCCAGCACGCGACTCGCTCACGCAATACAATCTTTCTGAGCTTCAAAAGATGATCAAGGAAGACAAAATGGAAGTACACCAACTTGGTGATAATGACATTTGGTTTGGGGTCAAAAAGAGCAAGGATGGAAATGAGCTTGTTTCTGTGGTGAATAACACTGGCATACCGGGCATGCTGAATCTGATCATGCAGCGTGCTTTGGAGGTTGGGGTAAACAAACTTGATGCGTATGCGGTTCCAACATCTAAAACACCCAATGGATTACTGCCATCGCTATACAAGAGATATGGCTGGAAAGAGGTCGAAAGAATGCCGTTTGATCGCCAATACCTAGTTGAGCGCAAAAAAGGTGAGAAAAAGGCCGATCATGAAGAAAAAATAGCCCAAAAAGAAGCGGCGCTGAAAATGTTCTGGACAGAGCAAGGATGGGATGGACAATCCAACCCAGATGTCGTATTTATGACTTATGAAAAAGGAAGAAAGACTGAAATTACTAGCGGACAATCTGAAGGAAGCTTGGTCAAACAGCGAGTTGCAGAATCTGGGGCCGCTTCAGAAGCAGCTTCTGGAGAGGTTCGTGGGGCAGGACTCGCTGGAGGACGAGAGCAAGCCCCTGTCGGTGGACCAACTCAAGGCGATTCTGGAACAGGTGAAGGAGTACTTCCCAGAGGATTTGATTCCATTGTCCAAGGTCTTAGAAGTGCCAGTCCGATACAAATAGAGACCATTGGCATTACTGATGCCGAAAGAAAACAGTTTCTAAAGAAACTTGGAATCGAATAAACCAAAACCAATGAGCGAGAAACTAACCGCAGAACCAGATCAGGAATGGTTCGCAGAGGTCATGCGCCGAGCCGAGGAACACGGTAACAGGCAGCGTGTGGAGTTCTGGAACCCGCAGGCGGCGGCAAAGTGCCTCTGGCTGCTCGCACAGGGGAAGTCCATCAAATCCACCTCCGAGATCACCGGGCTTGCCCGTGACACCGTGCGGTCGCTCATGTGGCGGCATTCTGACACTCTGGAGACGAAGCGGAAGGAATTCAGCCAGAAGTACGCGATGGCTGCTGAAACCTACACGGACTTGCTGTTCGCGAAGGCAGACCAACTTGCCGACGACCCCGACCAACTCAAGAACATCTCCCCCGACCGACTGGCGATCACCGTGGGTGTTTTAACGGACAAGAGCATGCAACTCTCTGGCATGGCTACTGCGGTCGTGGAACACAGGCAGGGGGCGAGTATCGACGATGCCGCCAAGATGATCGCAGAGGCTAAATCTCGCATTGCCAGCAAGGTGAAGGCGAAGGCAGTCGAGGCTGAAATTGTCGCATGATCCCGGAACCAGAGTCGAGATTTGATGGGCCGATATTTCACCACTATGTGGTGGAGCATGACGGTATCCAGCACAAGTGCAACACCCTAGCCTACGCCTCGTATTTGGCCGAGAAGTTCAACGCCAAGGTTTGGAATGTGGTGCTGGAGAAATTTGTAACGCCTCACATTGGAAAGTGTGGGTATTGCAAGACATACAGCAAGCTGCACTTTGTGGATGGCAACCGAGGATCACTTCCTCCAGAGGATGATTCGTTTGGATGTGATAAATGCGGAAGTGTTTATCGGATAATCGACATCCTCATGGAAACGGACGCATACAAGACCAACTTATGAAGTGGCGCACCCACCAGATCCTTTCCCCGCCGACCGATGAGGAGATTGCCCTCATGGAACCAGAGGAGCTTATCGAGCTTCACAGGGTTTACCATGAGGCTGTGGACAACGCAGAACGCGACCCGTACCGCTTTGGCTTCCGACTCCCCCACTGGGCGAAGGCAGAGGATCAGTTGCAGGAAGTAAACGAGATTGTAGCACTTGGAGGCAACCGTTGCCTTGCCCCAGAGCAGGAGATTTACGACCCGGTGCTTAAGCAAAGCAAGCGTGTTGACGAACTTGCATCTGACTTCCATGTCCAAGCATGGGATGGCGAGAAGGTTGTGGTTGCCAAAGCACAACCATCATTCAGAAAAAACAAGCAAGAGATTTACGAGGTGATCCTAGACAATGGAGAATCATTCCGTTGCTCTAAATCTCACCTCGTCTTGCACAAGCTTGGCTGGATGCCAGTTGGAGACATTAAGCTGAACGACGAGCTTTCAAGCCCATTCTGCGCTTTCCTTCCTCAGTCCACTTCGGAACACAACCTTTCAGCGTCACCTCAAGATGTCGGCCATTGTTCTCAAATAGCTCAAGATTCTCAATGCGATTATCGTCTTTCACTCCGTTCTTGTGGTGAACAACTTCCGAGCGGGTTAAATGCCGACCAAGATGCTTCTCCATCACTAGACGATGCTCAAGGATATAGCGAGTGTGCTTGCGAGCGTTCGGGTGGTTTGGGCAATAAAGCTCAATGTACCCGTCCTTGTTCACAATCCTGCCACCTTTCCATTCGGGATGTCCTTCGCCGCTTCGTGGCCCTGTCCGCTGACATTGTATCCCGTGTTTTTTGCAAACCTTGTAGATCAACTTCGCGGTCACTCGTGGATCTAGCTCCTTTACCAGCTTTTCCGCGATATTCGCTTGAGTCCATCCATCAGCAATCCACTGGCGTATTTGATCTATTGGGTAAGGTATTGAGTTGTGCGTTGGCATACAGACACCCTAACTATTCCCGCCGAGTTGTCAAGATCAATTACCTCCGAGAAGATTATGTCTGGGATTTTCATGTTCCAGTTTACAATAACTACATTGTAGCAGGTGTTCCCCAACACAACTCGGGCAAAACCCAGTGGGGTGCATTCAGCGTGGTGCGTGCTGCTATAGAGAACCCAAACGCCGAGATCATGTGCTTCGCACAGACTTCCGAGGTCAGCATTCGCCAGCAGCAGAGTGCCGTGTGGGATTGGCTACCAGCCGAGCTGCGCACGAAGCAGACATCCTCCGGGACATACATTTCCTACACAAAGAAGAATGGATTCACCGACTCATCGCTCATCCTACCCAACGGCTCTCAAATCATATTTAAGACCTACTCCCAGTATCAGAACAACCCGACCATCCTTGAGGGAGCGGAGTTGGGTTCTAGGTCTCCTAATTGGCATAATGTGGGCGTTTGGTTGGATGAATATTTGCTTGGGCCTGAGCTTATAAACACCCTGCGGTTCCGACTGGCCACCCGCAACGCAAAGCTGTTGCTGACCTTCACGCCTATTGACGGGTACACGGAGGTGATCAAAGAGTATTTGGATGGAGCAACCAGCATAGAAAGCCGCGAGGCTGAACTGCTAAATGGTGAGCTTGTCCCCTATGTCCAGCGGAGCAAGAAGCGCAATGCATCCGTGCATTACTTCCACTCACAGGATAACCCTTTCGGTGGCTACGAGCGGATTAAGGAGACTTTGGTTGGTCGGCCTAGGGAGGAGATCCTAATTCGTGCGTACGGGGTTCCCGTAAAGTCCCACGCCACCAAGTTTCCCAAGTTCAACAAGGAGGTAAATGTGGTATCTCCCGACACTATTCCAACGAAAAATGTGACGCGCTACCATATTATCGATCCTGCGGGAGCCAAAAACTGGTTCATGTGCTGGATTGCCGTTGACGCGACTGGAACATTCTGGGTCTACAGGGAATGGCCGAGCGTGGATGTGGGCGATTGGGCCGAGTGGCGAGGAGGCAAGTGGGTTGCAGGAGAGGGAGCCAAGGGGCAGGGATACGGCATCCGCGACTATGTGGAACTCATAAAAGACCTAGAGGGTGACGAGGAGATTCTAGAGCGTCTCATTGACCCCCGACTTGGGGCGGCCAAGTACCAGTCAGCAGATGGG